CGTGCATGAAATGTATCGCGCCCTACGCAGAGCAGGCTTCCCAGTTGATCAGGCACTTGCCATTATCGTGGAGAAGAATGCTTATCCTGAATGGATTCTCCCAAACCCAATCAACCCTAATATCCCAGAGCCAGACTGGTATGACGATGAGGATGAATGAAGCGAACCGTAGTAGTTCCGGATTTACAAGTTCCCTATCACGATGCAGTAGCTGTTAAAAATGTTGCAAGTTTTATTAAGGCGTTTCGCCCCGATTCTGTCGTTACTCTCGGAGATGAAATCGATCTCCCACAAATATCACGATGGACAGAGAACACTCCAGGATGGTACGAGCAGACACTAGCTGCTGACAGAGACGAGACTGTCGAAGTTCTCTGGTCATTAGTCGAGCATTCTAAAGAAGCTCACATGATCCGTAGCAATCACACAGACCGTCTTTACAATGTCATCATGAAGAAGATTCCAGCCTTCTTAGCATTGCCTGAGTTGCGCTTCGAGAAGTTTCTCAAGCTCGATGAACTAGGCATTACCTATCATAAGAAGCCCTACGCGGTCGCTAGAGGCATTGTGGCTGTTCATGGCGATGAGGGAAGCGTAAAGCCTACACCTGGTCTTACAGCCCTTGAAGCGGCTCGTAGACACGGTATTAGCGTTATCTGTGGTCACACACACAGAGCAGGTCAATCAGCCTTTACAGAGGCTTCAGGGGGCAAAATTGGGCGTATCCTGAGAGGCTGGGAAGGTGGACACCTGATGGATGTCCGACAGGCTCATTACACTAAAGGCACAATGAACTGGCAGCAGGCGTTCATCGTAATCGAGGAAATCGGTACAAATGTGCAGGTCAGCATCATTAACCTAGAGAAGGACGGTACTTTCGTTGTGTCAGGTAAGAGATACGGGCGCGCTCGGTAACGATGTCCTTCGGGATATTGATGACCAAATGGATGACTCGGAATTGTTACCGTTTCGTTATCAAAATATCCTTGCCAAAACTAAATAAACTGCGACACTAATCCTGTACTCGATCAAGGGCATCGAGGCAGAACGGAATAGCAATGCAAGCTACAAAGTCAGCACACATGGAAATGGCAGAGGATTTTGAGAATCTAACCGAAACATCCATGCAATTCAAAGGCAGCAACTGGGCAGCTCAGGATGGTCGATTTGAAGGCAAAGTCGATTACTCCTTGAAGTACATATACTGGTTCGACAACTACGCAAATCTCATGGCTGGACGAAACATTCTCCAGCAATTTGGTGATGACTTTGCAGTCCTATTTGATGAAGTTTTAGGACAATGGACAATTATTACTGATTACAAATCAATGTGTTGGAGCCGATAATGTCACTATTTCTATGCTTCGTTTTTGGAATTGTATTCACAAGTATTGGGTATTACATGGGCATTACTATTGGCAAAGAACAAGGTCATCGTGATGGCTACTTGCGAGGTCGTGCGGTGTCACGACAAGAATTCTGGAAGGAATAAATGAAAGCGACAGAGGCACTTATCAATGCAATCGACATCATTCAAGATCGTGGCAAGGTCTACGGACATCCTTCAATTAACTTTGCAAGGCAATCTGCGCGGTTTGCCTGTCTACTCGATTACCCGATCACAGACGCACAAGCTGCTCTTCTCATGGTCGAAGTCAAACTTGCACGAATCACAGAATCACCAAGCCATGTTGATTCCTACATCGATGCAATCGCCTATCTCAGTATAGCTTTACAACTACAAACGGAAGCAGATGAACTTTATGTTTAACCTTGCAGATTATGAAACATGTGAAGTCAGACTCGACAAATGGTGGAAGGACAATCCCGATGGGCGTGTGGCAACCGAACTTATTTCGTTCCAAAATGGACAATATATTGTTCAAGCGTATCTGTACAGAACTTTTGCAGATAGCGTTGCGTATGCCACAGGGCTCGCTGAGGAGAAGATTACTGATAGAGGCGTCAATTCTACTAGCGCGCTGGAAAACTGTGAAACTTCGGCAATCGCTAGAGCACTTGCGAACGCAAATTACGCAGCTAAAGGCAAGAGAAGTTCAAGAGAAGAAATGACAAAAGTTGTCAAGGGTCAGATGGCTGCAACTAAAGAATATATGCCAGTTGAAAAAGAAGATGATCCTTGGACTATCAAGAATGTTCCAATGCCAGTTACCAGCGAACAAGCTGTTGCAACGGTAAAGGACATTATAGGTGGAACTACTGACAAGGACATTCCTATTTGCTCACATGGTAAGCAGAGAATCTTGCGTACAGGCACATCTAAGCAAGGCAAGCAATGGGCTGCGTGGGATTGCACATATAAAGCAAATGTCTACCAGGTTGGTCAGGAAAAGGCATGTGAACCTGATCGTATATGGCTAGAGCTAAACAGCAACGGACAATGGCAACCGCAGAAAGTTAGGGCTTAATATGGCTGAAATGGTAATCTTTGATAATGGCACAGCAACCGTCATGGGCGGAGAGCTCGAAGAATCGCAGGATATTGTTATCTATTGCGATCTTTGCAATGAACCTGTGGCTATTACTCCAGAGGCTAATGACCAGGTATTTGTTACCTGTTTAAGGTGTCACGCAGTTAGCCATATTTCATTAAAGACATCGAAAGAAGAAGATGCCGAGCCAACACAGGAAACATAGAGGTTATGCGACCGAACGCATAGTCGCCATGTACTTGCAGCAATGGTGGCACGCAGCTAGTGTCGGTCGTGGTCAAGGCGAGGACATTCTCAATGTTCCGTTCGACATCGAGATTAAGGCTCGTAACTCACTTGACATCAAAGGGACACTACGCCAGATCAAGGCACGCACAGACAAGTCGGGGAAGCTTGGATTTGCGTGTTTCAGACTAAATGGTCAAGGGGAAGCATCAGTCGGTGAGTTCGTCTGTATGTTGTCATTAGTCGATCTGGTGCAGTTATTACGCAAAGCAGATTATGACAAATTGCCGCCTAACATAGATTGGGAAGCATCAACAGAAAGATGTGATAAGTGTGGGGACTGGAAAATCAAATGGTGGCGATGCAACACCTGCAAGAAAGAAGCGTCTGATGCCAATGTATGAATATCGTTGCCCTATCTGTAATACACAGATGGAGTTAGAACTATCTATGGATCATGACTTAGTTCGATGCACAGATTGTGGTGCACAGGCTAATCGCATCTATTCAGTACCTGGCATTGTATTCAAAGGAAAGGGATTCTACTCAACCGATAAATAGAAACGCCGTTGTGACCAGCACTTATAGAAATGGATTTGACATGACCAGTACACTCAGAGGGCTAGAGCACACCAGGTGCTCAGAGCGAACCGCTAAGCGGACAGTTCGCTCGGTAGCAATCGTGTTAGGGGCAGCTCTATGCTTCAACATGGTTTCAGCTGCAAGTGCGACAAACGATCCTAATAAAAGACTTACATCAAAGGCTTATGCTAAAGGACAACTCACTACAAAAAACTGGAAATGTGTAAGTATCCTTTGGGGAAAAGAAAGTGCCTGGAATTGGAAAGCAGTAGGTAACTTAGATGGTACACATCGAGTTTATGGAATTCCACAAGGTAAGTCAGAGTTCCTAAGAACAGCAAACCCACTACAACAAGTAGATTGGGGATTGCGTTATATAGGTCATAAATTTGGTTATGTGCGTACAATAGAGGGTATGCAACCAAATACATGCGCTGCCCTAGCGCATTGGCGTAAGAAGAACTGGTATTAAATGCCAAGAAGTGTTAGAGGCACATGCCCATGTGGAGCGTTAGTACGCTCTAAGGGCAGGAGTGAGCATGGCTTACAGCTATGGGATAGACAATGCTGGAAGTGTAAAGAGAATGGGTATCGAACCCATAAGAAAGATAGTTGTGAGGTGTGTGGCTTTGTAGCTATTCATGCAGTTCAATTAGATGTAGATCATATAGATGGCAATCATGCCAACAATGATGTATCTAATCTCATGACACTATGTGCTAACTGCCATAGACTTAAGACACAGATGAACAATGACCACATGCCTATAAGACAAGAGCCCGTCATCATTGACTTACAGATTGCTATGTTTGATGTCTAGACCTAGAGTGCGTGACCCACGCGATCAACGTAAGTATAAAGCTCAGCGATTGAAGGTACTCAATGCTGGTGGTTGGTCATGCCACTATTGTGGACAGGATGCAGATACTGTGGATCATGTAATCCCTATTGTTAAGGGCGGTGATCCGATGTCAATCGAGAATATGGTTCCAGCTTGCAAGCGATGCAATAGTGCTAAGGGCGCACGCTCAGAAGGTGTTTTTTTATTTGACCGCGGACACCCCCCTGTCTTTCCTGCCAATTTATACCCGAAAACGACCAGTACGGTCCAGGCTGGTCCGATGTCTGGTCAGCCTAAACCTGAACTATGACAAATCAATCCAAGTCTAAGAAGAAGCTTGTAGGGGATTTAGAACCAAGGCTCCACAGCCCTTGGCTCAAAGGAAAATCTCGCGTTGATGAAGTTGCAGAGTTTGCTGAGAAGATTAATCAGCCATTATTAAAATGGCAGCACCTAATTCTCAAAGATATGCTGACTGTGGACAGTAAAAACAATTTCATCCGCAAGTCTGTACTTCTGCTGATCGCACGCCAATCGGGAAAGTCACATTTAGCAAGAATGCGTGTTTTAGCAGGTTTGTTCTGTTTTGGTGAAAAAGACATCTTGATCATGTCCTCTAATAGAGCAATGGCATTAAAGTCTTTCAACATTATGGTGGACATCATTGAACGCAATGATTGGCTTAGATGTCAGCTTAAAGGCGGAGATGTTAAGAAGGGTGTTTATCGCACCAATGGACAAGAACGCATTATCTTGGAAACTGGCGCACAAATAGAAGTTGTAGCAGCTACATCTGACGGAGCGCGTGGTCGTTCTGCTGACCTTCTTTGGATTGATGAGCTCCGAGAAGTGTCAGAAGTTGCGATGGATGCTTCAAAAAGCGTAACGCTCACAAGACCTAATTCGCAGCGCATATTCACTTCAAATGCTGGTGATGCTTTTTCAAAAGTACTGAACGACCTACACGAACAATGTCTAAATCATCCGCCTAAATCACTTGGCTTCTATGAATACAGCGCACCAGCCTTTTGCGACATTTGGGATCGTAAAGCGTGGGCTATGGCAAATCCCAGCCTTGGATATTTAATTTCGGAACAGGCTATTGAGGAAACTGTGGCAACGTCCACAATCGAAGCAACTAGAACAGAAACGCTTTGTCAATGGATTTCGTCATTGTCCTCACCCTTCACTCCTGGCTCTTGGGAAGATATATGTGATCGCTCGATGGAAATGTCACCTGGTCCATTAACGATGTTTGCTTTTGATATTGACATGAGCCGCAGGAATGCAGCTCTCATGGCAGGTCAAATCCTTCCTGATGGTCGAATTGGCGTTGCATTGGTTCAAACATGGGAATCACAGATTTCAGTTGATGAATTGAAAATTGCCGCCGATATTAAGGGATGGTGTGATTCGTACAAACCGAGGGCAGTTTTGTACGATCGCTATTCCACTTTGGCGGTAGCTGAGAGATTACAGAAATCAGGCGTTATGGTTGAAACCATTGTCGGTGCTGAGTTCTATGCTGCGTGCTCGACTCTCAAAGATGCGATTGACAATAAACGCGTTGTACATGCAGGGCAACAAATTCTTGATGACCAGATGCAGAACTGTGGAGCTAAGAGCACCGATTCTCAATGGCGTATCGTTAGAAAAGCGAGTGCTGGTCCAGTTGTGGCACCTATCAGTTTGGCAATGATTGTAAGCCGACTTATGCAACCACAATCCAAGCCTCAGATTGTTGCCTAGACACAACACGCCAAAATTGTCAAATGTTAGACAAAGTGTGATACTATGTCCAAATGGGATTATTCTCGCGCTCTAATAAAATTGAGGCACAATACGCTCCGCAAGTAATGAGCGAAAATTTCAACTTCTATAACTATGGCGTAATGACTATGCGCCAATCAGATGCAATGTCGGTTCCCTCAGTCGCTAGGTGCGTCAATTTAGTAAGCGGAACAATCGCCAGTATTCCTTTAGAGTTATATCGCAAATCAACTGGCGAAGAACTTGGTTCACCATTGTGGTTAGAACAACCATCAAAGTCGCAACCACGATCAGTAACTATTGGCAACACCGTTAAAAGCCTCATGCTATATGGTGTTAGTTATTGGAAATGCGTTGAGGTCTATGCGGACGATTTACGTCCATCGCGTTTTGAATGGATTGCAAATACTCGCGTTACATTTGATTTAGATATTGACAATCAATACATCACTCAATACTACGTTAATGGTGCTGCTGTTCCAATGGAAGGTCTTGGTTCTTTAATTACGTTCCAGACTTTAGGTGATGAAGGTATTTTGTCACGCGGAGCGCGTACTATTCAGACTGCTATTGATTTAGATAAAGCTTCAGCAATCGCTTCCAGTTCGCCACAACCGACTGGCTTCATCAAGAACTCAGGAGCTGACCTAGATCCTAAAGAAGTTACTGGATTATTAAACGCTTGGAAGCAAGCTCGTCAAAATCGTGCAACTGCATATCTCACAAGTACATTGGATTATGTAACTACATCATATTCTCCAAAGGACATGATGTATGACGAAGCAAAACAATTCATGGCAACTGAAATTGCAAGAATGTGCAACGTCCCAGCAATTTATGTATCAGCAGATATGAATTCAAGTTATACCTATACCAACGTTTTAGATTCTCGCAAAGATTTTGTTGCTTACTCTCTGCAACCTTTCATAACTGCCATTGAGGACAGACTCAGCATGGATGACGTGACTGCCAGAGGAAACGTTGTAAAATTTGCAATCAACGACACATTCTTACGTCAAGACCCATTAGCTGAATTATTAGTTATCGAAAAACTGCTTTCACTTGGACTCATTACAGTAGAACAAGCGATGGAAATGACAGATCAAACACCTAACGGAAATGAGGGGATGACATCATGAAGATTACCTTCGATGCAGCCTTTGCCGCTGATGTCCAGGCATCAAGCGAAGCAAGAACAATCAGCGGAAAGATCGTGCCACTAGGAGCTGAACAAGGTTCAACTAATGTTGGCAAAGTTATTTTTGAGCGCGGTTCCATTCAGATACCAGAACCAAAGACTGTGAAGCTACTAAGCCAACACGACGTCAAGGCACCATTAGGACGCGCTCAATCCTTTACAGAAACAGATGATGCAATTTATGCGAGCTTCTCCATTAGTCGCAGCAATCGCGGTACTGAGGCTTTAATCCTTGCAGAAGAAGGATTGCAAGCAGGGCTGTCTGTTGGTGTTGAAGTTATTAAATCATCAAGCAAAAAAGGTGTCATCCATGTGACATCAGCAAAACTCATGGAAGTAAGTTTAGTAACAGAGCCAGCCTTTAAGTCTGCTCAGGTTACTGATATTGCAGCGGAAGATGCTGAAGAAGCGGAAGCAGTTGCAGAAACAATCCAACCAACAGAAAGCGAGATAGCTGTGGAGAATACTCCAGAAGCTGTTGCAGCACCAGAAGTGGAAGCAGCAGCGGTTGAAGCTGCTCGTCCAACTGTGTCTGTAACAAACGTGCGCGAGCGCGTTGCACCACTTACATCAGGACAATATCTTGATGCACAGATCAAAGCAGCAATGGGTGACGACAATGCTCGTCGCACCATTTTAGCAGCCGATGATTCGACTTCTACAAATACTGGTCTTACATTGCCAGGACATCTACAACAGTTTGTAACAACAACATTTACTGGTCGTCCAGCATTTGAAGCTGTAACACGTCAGGCTTTGCCAGACTCTTCAATGAGCTTCACAATTCCTAAACTTGGAACTGCTCCAACTGTGGCTGAAACTTCAGAAGCATCAGCTCCAAGCGAAACAGGAATGACATCGACTTATGACACAGTTACTGTAAAGCAGTATTCAGGTCTAAATCGTATTAGCACAATTTTGCTTGACAGATCATCTCCTGCGTTCATGGACTTGCTTATGTCTGAAATGCGTAAGGCTTACGAGAAAGCAACAGATGCAGCACTTATTGCAGCATTTACAGCTTCTGGTACACAAGCAACAGGTGTTGCTGCAACAGCAGCAGGACTTCAATCTTACATTGCAGTTGAATCAGCAGCAGCTTACAAAGCAACTGGCGGAAACTACGCTAACAAGCTTGTAGCCTCTACTGACCAATGGGCGGCAATAAACGGATACGTGGATGGTGCATCACGCCCTCTATATTCCGCACAAGGACAAACACAGAATGCTTCTGGCGCAGTTGTGCCTACAAGCGTTGTTGGTAATGTACTAGGCACTTCATTAATCGTGGATCATAACATTGCAGTATCAGGAATCGTTGATGAATCAGCATTCTTGGTTGCACCAGAATCTGTATATGTTTGGGAATCACCAACTACACAACTTCGCGTTAATGTCCTAACAACTTCAGAGGTGGAAATTTGCCTCTATGGTTACATGGCAATCGGAGTTCTTAAGGGTGGAGTTGGCGTACGCCGCTTCAACCTAGCTTAATAGCAACACCCTAAGTCGCTGGGAGTGGGGCGCAGCCCTTGCTCCACTCCCAGTCTTTAGAAAGGATATGGAATGTCACTAACAACAGTCGCTGAACTTCGTAGCGCACTTGGAATCGGCACTTTATATTCGGACGCAATTTTACAAGAAATTGTAGATGCGACAGATGCAGTCCTTCTTCCAATGCTTTGGAATAACTACTCATTTAATCAAGGGCATAGCAACTCAGCCACAACAGGCACACTTTATTTTGATACATTAGTTCAAGATGTTTTCTATGTTGGACAAACAGTTGTTATCTCAGGCAACGGTTCCAAGCATAATGGCAACAAAACAATTACAGGTGTTGGCGATTACAGCATTACTTATGCCATCACGGGCAACAACAACACTCCAGCTCCTTATCACCCAGTAAATCCTTTGGGTCAAGTTGCAGCAGAAACTTATGTTGATTGGTCCACAGATGCAGCAGTTCAACAAGCTGCACTTCAAATCAGCGTAGATATTTTCCAGGCACGTCAGACCACTTCAAGCGGCGGCGTGGCAGTAGATTTCCAGCCAGGACCTTGGAAAATGTCCTCAAGCCTTTTGGCACGCGTCAGAGGATTAATTGCTCACGCGCTTAGCCCTAATTCGATGGTCGGATAATGTCAGTTGCTCTCACAGACCTTAGAACCACGATTGCGACAGCATTAGTCGATAATTCATTGTGGCAA